CAGTCTTGAGTAAACCCAATAAATATTGCCGCATTCTCAGGATCTGTATCTGGCCGACCATTAAACAACGCGGTGGCGTCTACGACATTCTTTGCTGGCGTAAGCTGTGGGTGCTTTGGCTCCCAGTCTTCGGGCGAAACACGCAAGCCATCCCAAGTGGTTTTTAACTTAGAGTATCTGACCCTAAGACCACTTCTGTCGCTTATCGCGTAGGATTTTTTTCCTCTTGCGTATTTTGCCATTAAGATAAATTCAGCGCAGTTGGCTGAATCCTCAAGCTCACACCGTCATTATCCGTGGAGGCAGCAAAGCTAAACGCCCTCTCGTACATTTCGTTTAATATTGTGAACTTCTCATTTGAAAATTTCAGTGCAAGTTTACTTGCTAGGCCAGCGCATATGCACTCGTTCCAGCGATACGGTATGTCGGCATCCTGATTTGACGCTGTAACATCCTCAAGTTGATTTATGGCCCAGTAGATAATGCTGTACGTTGTCCTGTCAGGAACCTGCCAGATGTATAGAACTGGCGTGATCTGCTTATCCAACATGTATTGGCTTGGCTTGCCCGGTGACGTTTTGTTTGGCAGTTGGTTGTAATTAGCAATCGACACACGATTAATAATCTGGTCAGACGTATCTGTCCCAGAGCTGTCGCGGATTACCGCGTCCAAAATATCAATCGTGCCAGCAGGCAGCGGGTATGGCGCTGTCTGGCCGTTCACTAGGGTCAAAGTCTTCTGCGACAGCGCCCAGTAGTTAATACCCCTGTTAGCCCACTCAGAGAAGAGCAGGTTAAGGCTACGACGCGCTGAGATAGCCCTGTCGCCTGTCTGTACCTGTGGATCAACACCGCAACGCTCGAACGCCTCAGTGATGATTTCCTGAACATCTGGCTTAAACGCTACGGTTCCTGAAGTTGCCATTTATTTCCCCTATGCGAAGAACACGTTCATTAATACAACTGTAGCAACTGTATATTTTACAGATAAGCCAGCCTTAAAGAGCATGCCCTCATCTGGAATGGTGTTATCCACAGTTGAATTGTCTGTGCCAATTGTTTGTGCTTTAAATATGATAGTGCCACTGTCTGGCGTACCATTAAAGAAATCAACTAGCCCTGCCGTTCCAGCGGAGACAATTGAATAGCCTTTCAAGCGTGTGCGACCACCGCCAGCAACTTCGCTGGCACATAATGAGCCAGAGCCAACTGTGATGTTTGCCGCATACTGAGCAGAGCATTCCACTGCGCTAACAGTTAAGAATAATTTTGTTCCTGCAACGGCTTCAGCAGAACCTGTGGATGTTATGACTTCAGTAATAGCATTACCAAAAACGTCAGTTCCAGTAATAGTACACGTCTTATTGTTGTCACCAGTTCCTGCCGTAGTGACAGTTACGTTTCTAGCGCCACCACCTAAGAAGGTAGTCGCTGCCATTGTGGCTGATGTATTCGGTCGAGCTACTGTAACCAACCGATCTGGATCGGCTGCGTTTTCGTCAGCTATAAATTTGACTTGTACGTCTGTTTGTACGCCCATGTTAATCTCCTATAAATTAATGGTGGGAGCCGAAGCTCCCACAAAGATTATTATGAATTGTCATGGTCTACGGCCATGCCAGTGATGCGAATCCATACTTTACCAGCGGTGTACGCTGCGTCAGTGGCAGCGCCAGTGGTGAGATACAAAAACTTCTTAGTCATAGCAGCAAGAGTAGCCCCAGCATCTGCTGTGGCGTAAAAACCTAAAGATAGGTCACCGTTGTTCAAGAGGTTTGTACCACTTGTCAATGCTGCGTCTTGTGCTGTAGTTCCTGTCGCTGAACAATCTAAGTTAATGTCTGGATCGCCGCCAGTTGGGACCTCGACACAGCCCATTTCGATGAGCATTGGAATGCCGTTTACTTCTTTAGTAATCGATCCAATGTGTGCTGAAGCTGCGCCAGCCGTACCAATAGCGTCACCAGCAGCGCCGCCGCTTTTATAGCCAGCGTGAAGGTCGATAATCCATGTGGATACGATTGTGCCGTCAACTTTGCTCACAAAGTGATTTGTACCAGCGGCTGGAACACCCGCACCAATTGCATTCGGCACGATACCAAAAATAGTAGCACCTGTGTCTAAACTGGCATTATTTGCACCTGCGGCTGTGCCTGAGCTTGTGTCAATGACATTGTTGCCTGTGGTGGCAATCGTCTGTAACGCAAATTGCGAAGGTGTAATTGTACCAGTTGTTGTGTTTTTAGTGACTTGCTGGAAGCCGCCTTCAGAACGCACTGGTCCTGAGAAAGTTGTGTTAGCCATGTGATTCTCCTGTCGTGGCAAATGTCAGACGCACCATGCGGCTGTCAGGGATGCGGAAACAATACAACAGGTTCGATTAAAAAGAAAGAGGCGATCCGAAGACCGCCTCAATCAAACCAAAACTAGGTTTTTAGCTTATGCGCCTTCGGAACCGAAGATGCCGCGCCAATCAGTGAAACCAAACGAATAACGCTCACGACACTTATAACGAATGTTACCAGTCTCGAAGTCGCCTTCCATACCCTTTTTCATTGCTGAACGAGTAAAGTATTTCAGACCATCTGGGACATCTGTCTGCACAAAGAACTGGTCAGCATCTGTCAAACGGCGCATCACATGATACCCTTTTGGCAAATAGCCACCACTCTTAATGGCGTTAATATCGTTATCAGCAGTTCCAGTGCGGAGCTGTGATTCCAATAAACGCTCTGCAACAAAGGTATAAGCAGTTGGAATAATCAACTGTGTACCCTGTGCCGCAACCCGAAGACCACGCTCGTCTTTCATATCCGCAATCTGGATAAGAATTGACTCAAGTGATGTCTCAGACAAGTCAGCCGCTGTGGCTAACGTGTTTGACTGGTTGCCGTTCTGTGTTGGGTGAGCAGTACTCAAGAGAGTAGTGCCGTCTCCACCGTTCGCAGATGTAGCGTTGTTCAAGACGTTGGCGGCTTTGATCTCTTTAGTAGAGGACATAGACCGTGCAAGTGCCTTGGTGTAACGAGAAGCGATTGAGCCGTACTGGCCGTCCTCTTCAGCTTCCTCAGTAATTGAGAATGCCAAAGCAACCGTTTCGTGCTGGTAACGCGCAGTCCATTGCTGGCCAGCGTCATCATAAGAAACAGATGCACCTTCGTTTTTAGTTGGGGCAGCGCCAAAACCGGCGAGCAGTACGTCTTCTTCGTAAGCCTTTTGAGAGGTGTTGGAAGAGAACACTGCTTCGTATTCGGATGGGTAGCTGTCATATTCGAGGCCAAACAAGGTGTTTAGACCTGGCTCTAGCATTTTCGCAAATGATGCGCGATTCATAGCCATGATTTAAATCCTTTCCTTAAATACCTGCGATGTTCGTACCAAGAAGGTGTTCATTAATGGTCACCTCCATGATCGCGTTCGCACCAAAAGCATTATCTGGTGCATCGTAAAGTGCAATGATTTTGCAGGAAGCAATTCCTGCGGCCATTGTACCACTAAGTTCAAAGCCAGATTGACCTGTGAGGGTCGAACCTGCGCCAGCAACAACATCAGCGCAATTGCCGACATTAGTCTGGGCAGTTGTACCCGCGCTCTGAACTTTAAAGACAGTGTACGGATCGTCATAGACATAAGCTATGATGTCTGTGGCCACTGTACCCGTAGGCCAGTATTCACTGTACACATATGAACCATCTGCTGCGGTATATGATACCCCTGCAAAGACACCAATATTATTGGCTTCCCCTGCGGTGTGCGGAGTAAGCAAGCCACTGGCAATGAGAATTACAAGATCACCTTTAAAGATGTTCTCTGCAAGACCACTAGCAATAGTGTACTTATTAGCACGAGGCGCATTACCACTCATATGGCGAACTGGGACAAACCCAAAAGCAGCATCAACATTTGCCATTTTTTCGCTCCTAAAGCGTTAAAGTTAATCGCTCATGGCAGAAAGATTTCTGCCGCGACTTGTTTCAGACTTCCGATCCTGATGGATTGGTAGTCCATTACGCCGTCCTAACGCATCGAGGTCACCTGCAACGGATTCGTTTTGCTCACCATTCTTACTAGAATAGTACGACTTCATTGATCTATGCCGTTCTTCAGGCATTTCACAGAGCAACATTCCTTCGATGCCTATGCAACCTTCCCACTGTCCGTGATTAATAGTCGGAAACAACTTACTCTTCACAGTTTCAGCTTTACGCGCTGACCACCCTTCTCGCATCCGCTTATATACATTGTCAGGAGTATCCCTGCCTTGTATCGAAGTTGCGACCCACCTTTGGACATGACCGGGACGAGCTTCGGGCGCATCCAAAAGTGATGGTGGTTTCCATGCAGTATCTTGACGAGCTTCCTCATCACGCACAGACTCACGAGCTTCACTCGCACGAACATTTCTTGACTCAGTCATTAGTTGGCTTCCTTCTGTTGACGCCGAATTTCGGCTTCATATTTTTTAAGACCATTTGCATCTGTGATACCAAGTTCTCTAGCCATTCTGAGTTGTTCTTGCGACATTCTAACTCTATTGCCTTTGTAACTCGAAGAACCGCCTGTAGTGGGGGCGACGGGAGGCCTACTTTTTGTTCTCGTTTTACTTGGACTTGATCCAGAGGATAACTCAGGAAATACTTTTTGTAAACGGTTGTTTAAATGGTCGTAATAATCGTCCGAATTTTTGTCAAAACCTTCTAAATCAAGTTGGACATCAATCGCACGGGCTGCGGCTGTCTCTCGTTCAAAACCTGCGGAGTTGAACCAGTTGTTTTCCTTCCACCAAGACATAGCCTTTGGTGGGGCTGGGTTTTGTGCAGGTTGCTGTTGCTGCTGGCGTTGCTGCTGTTGGCGTTGCTGCTGTTGCTGCTGCCCTTGCTGCTTTTGCATATCTGCAATACGCATGGCCGCTCTCATATCAGCCATCTGCTCTTGGAAGTTAACCTGCGCCTCCGTGTCGCCTTCCTCCACAGCAGTAGTTAAAGCCTGCTTGGTTTGGGCGTAACGCTGGTTAAAGTTCTCTTCAGCACTCTTTTGAGAACCCTGCTCCAAGCGTTCAAGACGTTTCGTGAGCTGTGCATTTTGCTCTTGAATGTTCTTGGCTTGGATTTCAGCTTCTCTGCGCTGCGTAACGAGCTTCTGGATACGCTTCTGAACCTTCGGGCCATAATCGTCAGCCTGCTCTTCCGCTACATCCTTGGCCTCTTCACGCGCCTCCTGCACTGGATCATCGATAACTTCGATCTCAAAGTCTTGGTTTTCACCTTTAGCCTTTTTGATCTCAGCCTCGATTTCATTCATAATTTCATTATCTGCCATCACATTCATCCCACATAAGCTGCGACTTCAACGCCGTCTGGCAAGATCGATGTGATTTCATCATCGTTCAGCAGAAGGAATTTGACGCCTTTTACAACAAGTTTCTGACCAGCATATTTTCCATAGGTTATGCGATCTCCGACCTTGGGACTAACTTCGGTACGCCAGCGTTTGCCAGTGTCCCTGTCCCGATACGCCAAATCACCCAAGGCGCAAACTGTGCCGTGAGCTGTCAGGTATTCTTCATTGTCTTGTGATATGGTTGGCAGGTGTATCCCGCCTGCGGTTTTCTTCTTGACCTGATTAGGCTGGACTAAAACCTTCCAATTTAAAGGTATTGGCAGTTGATGCGAAGTAATTGTGGCATCGGTATCTTCGTCGGTATAAGTTTTATCATGTTGATGAGACATGTCATTCATCCTCTTCGTTTACACTTCTAATAGTCTCGCGGATAATCTCAGATGCTTGCATTAAGCCTTCTGCAATCCCTACGTTTTTGTTGTATGAATTAAAGTCGGACACCCGACCATCAACCATACTCTCAGCTATCTCTAGCCTTTTCTTGTTCAGATTTTCCCTGATCTGTTGGAGCAGATCGCTTACCGTCATTTTTAACGCCTCCTGACATGGATACGCCAGTGACGTGAACAGTCACATCCTTTTTTTCATCTGACATTTAGTATCCTTTCTTAGTGCCTTTTTTCTTTATAGGCTTTTTAATCTTTTTCATAGGCTTCTTTTTTCCGTACTTCACGTTACGTCCTCCTGTCATTAATTTTCCAAAACTTGCGCGGTTCATTGGCATCACGCAGATCCCGCAGATAATTCACGGGCTAGTATCTTGAGCGTATCGGCAAAGCCCTTGTCCAGCTCCTTTGCAGCCATAGCAAACTTGCGCGGCGATATATCGTCAGTATCCAAGCCACGTTTCTTTAAGAAACTTTTTGCAGCTCTTATCTCTGCCTGCGCTACTTTTTTAACTGCCGCTCTAGCCATATCAACTTACTTCCTTATCACCAAGCCTTACACGACCAGTATCGTGCTTTAGTCTTTGGGCCGGGGTTATCGCAGTTATGTCGCGCTCTAAAGTTTGACCTACGTCCCTTTTCGTTCTTTCTGATCTTCATATTTGGATCGCCAAAGGTCACCCGTTTAATCTTATCGCCGTCTGTGACGTACACCACAGACTTTTTTCTGCCGTAAGAGGTTTCTCCCTTGGCAATGCGACGTGGGTTGTTGAGCTTAACGCTTTTACCTTTGTAGGTTGCCATTAGGATTTAGCAACTTTCTTGGCAGTAGCCGACAAGTCTTTCATGTGGACTAGGAACTTGCT